AAATATCACATTTACGTTCTATCTTTGCCATATCAACATTTTTGAAAACAGATAAACTTTAATTCATATATGCCATTATTTACAGATATAATATAAAAATTTATCATTTTATTTTCGTTCCCGACATCGTTTACCGAAAATGTAGGATAATCTCCTATTATGCCGCATATATCTACGCTGAAACACTCTATTATTCCATACTTAGTAAAATAGTTGCTTAAACTGTCATTTACTCTTTTCAATATTTCAATTCCATGTGGGCTAAACATCTTTTTTATTTCTTCCTTATTTGTTATAACCCAACGCATAGGTATCTGCTTTAAAAGATTATTTATTCCTTTGCCTTTTTTTACTGTTTTACCGAAAAAACATTGACTTCGTAGAAAATACATAACCGGGTGACCTTTGTATATAAATGAAAATATATTATTAGTATATAGTGTAACATCATATCCCCTTTCGGTTATTTGCTCTATTTCTTTCGATTTATATATTTTATTTCTTTCCATTACTTAAAAAATTAATAATATCTTATTTCTTTATGTCCACAATTAATACAAATAAATTCTTCCATAATTGGAATATTTATACATTCGGATGTATAGCCATCACCATATTGATGATAACATCCGTCTGTGCATTCCATTCGGCAGCCGCATTCCGGGCAGTCGTCCTCGCCAAATACTTGTGCGTTCATAACCGCATCGTATATCTCCGATGTCAGTTCCTTAATGCCGCACACCTTGAACGAATTAATTACATCTGTAACCGGCGCATCCTCGGCGACACACTCTCTTAGAGAATATCTGTAGAAGTCCGGGCACTCGTATATCGCATTCCGGCGTATAAGGCATTCAATGAACTTTTTAGAAAACGTTATAAATTGTTTTTCTGTAAACATCTGCAGGGCTGCGACCTGCTGGTTATATTTTAGTATCATAATGTTTATTTTAATTGTTTTAATAAGGTTTTTTAGTTATAACTTCTTCCCCGACCTCGTATGACAATAATTTATCAGCAAGCTCTTGCGCCTTTTCAACTGAATCTTTATAGTTTGAGATTTTCCCATACTCGTCAATATAGTTCCAAAGTCCGAATAGAATTGCGTTAAACAATGAACAATCAATATCATTTATTGAAAATGTGCGATTTTCTCTATTCTCAATTATACTCGTTTCCATAATTGTATATGTTTTAAATTATTTTATTATTTATATTATTTGTTTATGCCGAAGCTTGCGCCCCGGCTGGTTAATTATTATTCTGTGTTTAATATATGAATTAAGATTAAAACATAATCTGAATTTCTGAATTATTATACCCTAATTCATTTGCAATTTCAATAGCTTTTTCGATACTTTCAGCTTTTTCAAACTTTGTAGTTTTTGTTTGGTAATCTACGCCGTAGAATGAAACTTTATTACTATGTGCATTGATGCCATTTTTGTGGATTTCTAATAATTTCATAATTTTATAATTTTACGTTTCCGGGCAACCGCCCGGTCGGGTTTTATTTTACATAAAAAGAAATTTTCAGTCCTCGGCGTAACTTGCAAACGCATTTATCGTCCATGCTTTTGAATGCTCGCTTTATAAACTTATTTACCAGCTCAATACCGATAAGTCTTATCAGTCCGGCTACTCCTACGAGCTTGTTTATCTTTTTGCCGTTTGCGTCAAATCCTGCAACTTTTATTCTAAAGTTAAAGTTAATCTCTCGTGTGTCGAAAAGTAAACCGTTATAAATTGCGAGTGTATTCATTTTATTCTTTATTTTATGGTTTCCGGGTAACTGCCCGGTCAGCTTTTTTATTTATCTGCTGCAAAGTTAAAGAAATATTTTAAAAGCACAAAATATTTTCGCTTAAAATTTTATTTTAACTGCTTAAAAAGTTATTTTGTGCGAATTTTGCGCCTGTTGCGTTGTTTTATTGTGCGTGGGTGTTTTATCGTCTTTAATATTTTAACGCCGCAAATCGGCTCATTTGGGCTTAAACGAAAACCGGGCATACGTTAGTAACGCATACCCGGAAATTCTTAAATTATGACTACAGAAAAAAAGGTTTTGCAAATATATTATTATTTTTTTAATTTTCTCAATACAAACCAAAAAATAATTACTAATAATAGTACATAAAAACCATAAATCTGTGTCTGCTGAAACCATGATAGTTTCTTCTCTACTTCAACAGTTTTAGTTATAACGGTATTCCCGGTTTTAATTAGTGTGCTATCTGTACTTATTATCGGCTTGTCAAATTCTATTGGCTTTTTTTGCGGTTTCAGCCGCAAATCGTGGTATAAAGTGCCGTCAGAATTGATATGCGCTGTTGATATTGCATAATCATTTTCCAAATAACTTGTACTGTCGGCGGTTGTCCTTTCTGCCCTTTGTTCGGGTATATCTAGCCAACACGTATCTTTGACAAATTTCGTTTCTGTCTTGATAATCGTCTTAATGCTGTCATTCGTGATATACGTTGGTATATACTTAGTTTTACACCCTAACAATAACGAACATACCACAAAGCCCCATATAATGTTTAATATTGTTCTCATAATTCTTATTCTTGCCAACGTTGACTTTCCCATGCTCTCCTTTTTACAAGACCGGGTAACTTCTTTTTACCGGCATAGACCCAGCGTCGGAACTGAGCCTGTATCTCCGCTGTGGGCGCTTTTGCACGTATCTTTGCAAGTAAGGTTGAACCTTTAAAAGCATCCACCCCAAGATTATAACAAAAGTCGCAAATGCTTGCAAACTTCGGGTACGTATCAATCTCTGAAATGCCGTTTACATACTTCTCAATCGGTTTAAGGTCTCTTTTGAGCCATTGTTCAGCACGTTCAGGAGTGCATCGTGTAGATGCTGTTACATCCTTTGTTGTTCCGTACCCACAAGTATATACACCTGCAGGACATTTGTAGGCTTTACTGCTAAAGCCTTCAAACTCCTTGATTTTGTCTAAATCAGATTGTTGTAATTGGTAATTTGTCATAATATTCCCATTTAAAAAAGTTCTTTGTTTTATTTCTTTTGCCTTGGCAGCACGCAAGAATGCCATGAACACTTGAGTTAGTATTTTCTGCCGCTTCTTTTATTGACTTCCATATGTTTATCGTATTTCCATTCATATCTTTTTGAATTACACGCCTGCATCTTGCATGCGTTTTACTTTTCTTTTCTACACCTTTAAATTTCCACAAGTAACCTTTAACAGATCCGATTTTCCCATTACAGCATTTCGCAATTGACGATGGGCTTACTCCAATAACATTTCCTGCTATCTTTGTTGAATTGTAAACTTTTATTAAGCGACCGTCTAAATCATATTGCTCAACTGCCTTTTGTATCTTAAAGGCTAATCTTTCTCTTACATGGCTATATTCTATATTGTAATTAGGTGTACACCATTCGAGATTTTCAGCATTATTGTCTGTTCTGATTTCGTTTTTATGATTTACATAAGGCAAATTATGTGGATTAGGAACAAATGCTTCGGCTACAAGACGATGAACTAAATATAATTTGTATGTGCTATTTTTACAAAGGTGTGCCATTTTATACCCTGTTGTTGATGATTTATGTATTTTTACAACACGTTCCGGTATAGTTCTATACCCACCTAAATGTGGTACTTTCCTTAATAAAGATTTTACCCTGCCCAAATTACTTACTTGATACAAGCCTTCATAGCCTTTAATGTCTTTCCAAATCTCTTTCATATTGCTGAAATTTAAATTATGCTGAAAATGGAAAAAGTGGAAGGGGCTTTCAGCTTACCCCTTTCGGTCGGTTAATTACTCCGTCCTATCCACTTTGCAAAGGTATAAAATTATTTGCTAAATTCTTTTGATATTTCTTGCAAAATTTTCTTTCCATCCTCCACAGTAGCACATTGTATTATTTTCTTTATAACGTCTGGCAAATCTGCGCTGTGGCTCTTCTTGCGCCTACTATTTTCAATTACCGATTTTAGCTCTATTGCTATCACGGCAACGCTTCCAAGTAATGTCGCAAACGGAAGTTTGTAAAATTCAAAGAGGCTGCCGATAAGGTCAAACAATAGCGCAAACATTAATACTCGGTAATAATCTCCGATTTTTACAAATGTTCGCCGATAGCCCTTGCTGTCTATTGGCTCGCCCAACGCCTTTGCAGTATCTCGACCGCTCCAAAAATCTAATATGTTGGCAATAAAAACAAATGTCCAACATATCATAACTATGGCCAAGCGTACTATTAAATAACACGCTATCGCTTCCATGTTTCGCTGCTCTATTAGTTCAAACATAATATCCTAATAAGTTGTTAATAATGCTTTACAAAGATAGCGAAAATACGAATGTGCGCAAAACAAATAACAACTTATTAGGTGTAATTTAAATAAAATCATCCCAAGGTACGGCTTTTTTGCTCCCCAGCACATCGGCAAACCACCTGTTGAAGATTTTTCCGGGATAGCCGTCCGGGTCTGCCGCATCGGCATAAGCCTGTCTGACGCAATCGGTTTCAGTTTTTAGGCTTACGCCGTAATAGTCCGCATAGTGCATATTAGCCGCATAAGCTATATCGCCCCATGTTATTTCTTCCGGCTTCGTCAGACCGAAACGCTCAAAGGCTGACTTAACATCGGCAATGCTCCAATGGTGGTTTGCTTCTCCGTGGGCGTTTTGCATCTGCTTGCTTGCCCAGCTTGCTAAATCGTCAGTGAAATGGCTGCCGTGTTTCTCTTTATACTTTATTAAGCCCTGCATGGCTTCTTCTGAAAATTCATCGTTAAAGCCATTTGAATGCTCATGACTATCTTCGTGTTTCTTGCTGTATGTATCTTTTCGGCCGTGTTCTTCTTCCGAAACATGGCCATATATTTTGTATGTTCTCATGGCTCTAACTCTTAAATTCTGCAATAAACTTCTGCATCATATCTTGCTGGGCTTTCATCATTTCTTTTAAATCTGTGATTGAGCCCTCAATCTGCCCAAAGCGTTTCTCGTTGTCCTGCTTCTGCCTGTAAATCGGGTTTAGCTCGGCCAGCAAGTTACTTGCCCTTTCCACTATTTTCTTGTCGCTGTCAACGTTGGCCAATCGCTTTTCGGCGTTATTCTTCATTGCTTCGACTTCACGTGATAAGGCTTCCCGGTCTGTTGATAGTACAAGATTGCCGGCAAATGTTACTGAAAGGCTTTCCGGGATTGTGTATGTGGCCGTCTTTCCGTCTACTTCGATATTTACATCAACGACCATTTGCGCCTTGCCGTTAATGGTTTCCATACGTGGAAATGTGTTGCCGGTTACTTTACCTTGTATATAAGTCATATCCTGCTTATTGAGGATGTGAACTGTATAACCTTGCTGTATGTCTTTGAATTGCATAATTTATAATTTTAAAAGACCCTCATTAATTGAGGGTCTTAGTTAAACTTATGATGCAGATGAAGCCGCACCAATAGATATTGTTACGGAATCGTTGATAACATATCCGTATGCCTTGCCGTTCTTGACACAGGCAATTCCTTGGTCTGTTCCGACCGAAGTTATTACCGGCGTAGATGTCGGCAACGTTGTGCGTCCTTGGAATGCTACCTTAAAGTTTTCCGTATAAACAAGCGGTTGAGCCTTGCCGCAACATTTGTTGCCGGACGGCACAAGTATTTCTACACGTGCTGTTATTGGCACAAATACGGTGCTGTTGTTCAGCGTAGGCGTGCCTACGACATAAGTAACTGTTGCGCTCGGCTGGTTGTTATTCAATACGCAAAACGGCTCGCAAAGCCTTTCTTTGAAAGTGAGCATTACAGATAGCTGGTTTGCTACCGGGGCGGCTGATAAGCCGACAGGATTTTGATAAACTGCCATAATTATGCCCTCCTACAATTTAGCAACCACAGCCACAGCCGCAGCCGGTATTGCATCCGCAACCATTGTTATTCTGCCAAATCAGTTTAGCAATAGTTTCGTTCTGCTCTTTCTGCGACAGCTTAAATTCAAGGCTCTGTATCTTGCGGCTGTCCTCTTCTTTCCAATGAGAGTTAAGTGTGTCGATAATTCTCTGTGTGTTTGCTGTCCCGGCGGCGATAATATCGCACTTATCCTGCTGTGCCTGGTAACCAACTTGCGCAAAACCACGCTCCAGGCCTGTGTTTGTGCGGTCGAAGCCGGCCTGCATACCGTTGATGATGTCTTTCTGCCCGAGCTGGTTTTCGTAGCCCATTCGAGTTATGTTGAGATTTGTGTTGCAGCAGCAGTCCTTAATGGCCTGTATAACGTTGCAATCACCTCTTTCAACAGCATTGATAACTCGCTCGGCTGAATAGCCAATCTGTCCGCCTATTGTCTGCAAAGTTGCTCTAACATCGCAAAGGGCGTTGTTTAACGTTGTAAAGTCGCATCCCAATGTCTGCGCAAGGCGTGCGATGTCCGCTCCGTTGCCCTTAATTGCATCCATAAGGAGCTGGCTGTTGTTGTTGTCGCTCAACTGCGTGCGAATGGCCTGTAACTGATTCTGCATCTCAACGTTCTGCTGTCCCTGTCCGTAGCCGAAGCCATCGCCGCCCCAACCGCCAAAGCCGCCGTTACGGAAAAGCGCAAACATCAGCATATATGCAAATGGGTTGTTCATCCACTGATTAGCACCAAAACCGCCGTTCATCATCATTGCCGGCATCCAATCGTTATTGTTGTCTCTGTCGCAACAGATAACCTTTTCAATTTCGCTCATATTAATTGTTATTAATGCCCTCTAATGGCTTCGGGCGTTGCCTTTGTATTTGATAAAATTTTTAACCCGGATTAATTTATTATCTTTGTGGCAAAGATAGACAAATTGGTATTTATGAGAAATAGCGTAAAAACATCATTTACAGGCCGTGAGCGTCAAATAGCCGACCTGCTGGCTCGTGGTTTCAGCGAAAAAGAAATTGCCGAGCATTTACATATTAGCCCGGCAACGGTAAATAATCACACACGAAATATGCGTGATAAACTTCACGTGAACAAAAATACTGAATTAATTTTAGCTTACATCGCTGATATGAACCACAAGAAATTTTCCATTTCTGATATACGGCAGTTCGGTGTAAGCATTATTTTGATACTGATAAATATCTGTCTGTTTAACAAAGAAATTTAGTGATGCCGACTGTTATTCGGTATATTAGGAAAGATATTAAGGCTAAAATGTTTAATAATATAAGTATATATATTATATGAGATTGGTCTATCAAATCAAAGTAATACATTATATTTATTGCATGGCCGAAAAATAATATCCAGTTAGTTAATTTGTACCAAATACACATGTGTTTACATGTAGATAAAATATAAGCTATTAGCAACAAAGAATGGCCTGTAAATTCACCAAGTACAAGCATCAGTACTCCTTGATATTCACACAAAAACAATACCCCGTGTATTATGGCAACAACTGCGCATATAAACGGGGTATATATTCTTATAAGTTTTTTAATAAGAGATTTAACCATTATCTCTTCCGTTAGAGCCTGTTCCTGGCAATGGTGTTTTTATTTTATCCTTAATCAGCCCCAATGTGGCGTTAGCACCTTCGATGTCACCAGCAGCTATCTGCTCCTGCGCTTTGTTGATAAGGTCGACGACCTCTAATTTCAGTTTTTCTTCCATAATTTTTTAGTTTTTAATTAATTAATCTATCGGCGGCAAAAGTAATAATTTTTCATATAAACTGCAAAACGTTCCGATATAATTTTATAAGGGCACAGCTTGTTTTTATACTCCGTGCCCTTGATTTATTGAGAGATTATGACTATTTTCATCAGTCATGGTTGATACATAAACTGCTATATTAAAAATTTATGTTCGTTATCTTTAACGAATTTTTAATAGCCATAGTAGCACATTTTTGTGCTAAGAAACAATTTTCATCAGTAACTCCTACAGAAGAACCATTTCTTTGGGGCACATTCCACTCAACGACTTTTTCTTGAGTCGGTCTTACTTGATTTCCGTATATACCTTTATGTTTGCATCCTACCATGTCAAGTATGTATAAAGTAGCTACGTAAGCCTCAAGTAAACATGGGATGCCTTCTTGCAGATGCAACCCCTCATAAGACAATCCTCCAAAATCGCCTAAATCTTTTAAGGAAGTTGTTCTTGCATTCTGTATAGCGGTACCGCATGGTATGTAAAATTCTACGGCCGTGTTATCCATTACAGATTGCACGGACAAACATATCTTTTCAAACATTTCATCACTAGTGTCCGAACTTAAACCGCTATAACCGTCAGGATATGATGGAGTAAGTAACCATCCAAATTTAACGGGGTATGAAATTTTTTGCAACAAAAGGTCTATTATATTATTTAGATAAGGCTGATACGTAGAATAATCCCTTGAATTACTACTCTGTTGTTGCAATGTTATAACATCCCATTCGGTTAAAGCTAAGGCGTAATCAATATTTTTACTCTGTGTAGTTAACCATTTCCCACCCGTTGTCTTGTCGTACAAATAAAAAGCTTCATAGTTTGCATTAGTTCTTATAAATTCGTAATGTCCTTGCAACGAACTTCCACCATAATATAAGATACCTATTGTTAGGTCTATGTTAGGTGCAATATTTTCAATCAACTTTGGAACATAGGACAAAGCATCTCGTGAATATGAATTTCCTATTGCCAACAATTTAAAAGACGACTTTCCCGACGTTTCTATTAGTGACTTGATATTTTCAAGTTCTTTCAACGTAAGTGGAGAAATGTAATCTGTCAACGGAGAATCTTTAGAAACCCATAATATATAATAGGGCTTAGTAATAGGTTGAACAGTTTGCAACCAATAATTATCTACCTCATCAGGTACTTGATATTCCCATTCAGTTGTAGCTGTTGATGTTATTTGTGTATATTCGTCTCCTATTTTACTAAACACTCGTATGTTAAAATTTTGTTCTTGATGCACATGGTAAGTAGCACCTGCCTCTAAATTAATGAGACTTGAATTAAAATCATTCGACAAAATATTTTTTCCTGCTTCATTTATATATTTCCCAAAAACGTTTATAACTGCTAAATTCTTTGTTTTAGCAAACAAAGAAAGAATAGGATTAATATCGTTTCGTATATCGTATTCCATGCTTCCTATTCTATTCTCACAACCAGAGATTCTTTGCGCATATTCGGAAATTGTTGTTTCAAGCTCATATAACCTCATTAAAAGGTTTTTTGGAGTATTAGACATCTGAAATATATTTCCATATTTTTCAGATGTGACAACTTTTTGAAAAATGTATTCTTTGCCATCGCTAGGACAATAGAATATATAATATCCATCGTTTGCGTTGAAGGAGTCTACCTGTGTATAATTGTCGTTCTCTTTAACAAAAATTCTTATAAAGGTCGATTCTAATTGTATAGAATAGTAATATTTTCCAGGTGTCATTGCATACTGACAGCTTTTATAAGCAGAATTCTCAACCAAATCCCCATTACCGTCAATATATCCATTATCTATAGTTATAGTGAATAAATTTTCATTACTACCAAACAATGTTTGGGTTAAATTATAAATTTCACCATTTAATTGTGTAATTTTCTTTTCCACCTCTTTCTTGATACTTCCGTCCTCCACTTCATCGGGATTCCACGCCCCTGCTGCATGGTCAGTGGTGAAAGTATAGAGCAGTCCGTCTTTCTTGACTGTAGTTCCTGCCTTGTACTCCTTTTGGTCTGAAAACTCCTCGTACTCGTCAATGCCTGTGTTGGCGTTGAGTTTTTCAATATCTGCTTTTGTTGCTGCACCTGTACTTTTTACCGTCCATGTCGTGCCGTTGTATAACAGGATGCAAATATCTTGGCCGTCAAGAGATATGCCGCCAAAATTAGCATATGTTCCTGCCTGCGAAGCGATATAATAAACGTTTCCGTCCGGCGTGCCCGGGTTAGTCGAGGGTGTAGCAATGTCAACAAATGTTGCGTATTGTCCCACATTGCTTATTATCGAATTTAGCACATCTTGCAATATCTGCCCTGTAATCTCTTGGTTGCCGTTTTGTTTAATAACCTGTGTAACCGCTTGTTTTAAATCACTCCAATTTCCCATAATTATTTATTAAAATCGTTGTTGTAATCGTTATTAAAATCTCCTGCCGTTGTCTGTATATAGCCCCTGCCGATTTTCTTGATAACGGTGTCTGTTTCAAATTCTGCTTCTACGGCGGCCAAATCTCCTTGCTGCTGCCATTCCGGGGTAATCAGAAAGCTGTCAGCGACATACTTCTCGCCCCTGCTGGTTATCTCTACGTGGTCGCTCATGCGTATAATGCGCATTGCATCGCATAGGTATTCCGGGGCGATGAAATTAAATTTGTATGTCTTTTCAGAGATTTGTTTTTCCGGGTAAAAAAAACCGTCCCTGTCCTCGCCGTCCTCTTCAAAAGTATATTCGGGCTTACCGACCTGTGTTTGCAGGTAAATTCTGTTCTTGTACTTCTCGCCGTCATAATCAATGTGGCCGCCCTCGTAATATAATGGCTCATCGTCCCACCACTCTATCATTAAGTAATTGTCAACGATGCGCACAACGTTATATACTTCGCTGTACCATGTTTGCGTTCCGTCTGTTATTTCGGCGTAATATAAGCCCTCGGGCGTAGTTATGGCCATAGGTAAGTTTCCCGGGTAAATAATAAGGTCGTAGCCGTCTGCTTCAAATCTCTTGATATGTAGCCCGGTTTCCTTGATTTGGCTCGTTATGTCGGAAATTAGCTTGCCTTGTATGTCACGCAACAGGAACTTCGTAATGTCTGCGCTCCGTGTGTCCCGGCGTATCTGAAACGGCAAAAGCCGCCTGTCGGGTGTTATGAGCTGGTATATATTACCAAACGCATATTCCCGGCGGTGGTTTTGCCGCTCCACGCTGTCGTACCAAGGCAGCGGAAATAGATTATTATTCGGTGTCATAAATTAATGTAATTTCGTTCATTCGACTTGACAAATTTACGGATTTTTTCTCAATTTGTCCGTCCCCGATGTAAGTTTTTATCAATTTTGTTGTGTCTATATCTTGCAACGCAGGAAAACTTACTTTTTGCTTCTTTTTACGGCTGATGTGTGTCAATTCCATTTCTTGCTGGTTTATTGTAACTTTCTTTGCCGGCAAATCGTAAACGAAATATATCGGGTGCAGCGTTATCCACGACAAAAAGCCGTTTTGCATTCGTAGATTTGCACCGTCAACCGCTTGCCGTATAAATGGCAAATCACGCTGCCCGGCCACGAAATAATTTATGTTGGCCGCATTTACCACCGGCAAATCTGTTGGCTGTGCGTCTGTGTCCGCTCTCCAGCTTAACGCCAATCTGTAACAATTCCCCGGTGTCGTTTGCTTCCCGGCGACCGTTGCAGCCTGCGAAATAAATTTGCCGGCGATGTCGTAGAACGCCCATTTAACGTTGTCAACTTGTTGTTTGCTTGCGTCCAATATTTGATAACTTACTCCGGGCGTAACGTTGTCAAAAAATGTATGTCGCCAGCCTTTGCCGTTGCCATTCTCGTTATATACCACTTCGCCGTCTGCTCCGATATATCCGTCAAATACCAAAAATGTCGGCCGGCCGCTTCCCCACAAGTTGGTAAATGTGGCCGCAAATAGTGCGAAGCCGTCTTGCGATATGGCGTTAGGGTTCATCATCATGTAATCAATATCCGTTGTCATATCTGATACGGTTACATCCTCGATATTACCCTCTGACACGTACTTAGAGCGGATTTCTATTGGATAGCCGGTAAATGCTTCTGACACATCGTCCATCCACTCGAACTGATAACGCTCGGGCATATCCGCCTTGTCATACTCGTAGTTACTTGTCAGATACGCCCACGGCTTTTTGTTGTTAGGTACAAGCAGCTTAGTTAGGTCAACGCTTATCTGTGGGTTTGCTGCGTATGTGCCGCCGTTCTTGAAAAATTGGATATGCTCAATTTTTAGTTTCTTGTCCTCGATGTACCAATAACAACAAAATACATTTTTAAGCGTGTTTAAAATTGTATTAAGCGTTACCGGGGCTTTCTGCGCCGGCTGGTCATAATCTCCGTGCAGCACGTTTGACTTCTGTGTTATTAATAATTCAAAAGCCTGCCCACTTATGGGGTTTGTTTCGTTATAAAGGAATTGACTATATTCCGGCGTGGCTTCGTGCGTTACTTCGGAAAACTGCTTTAGCAAGACACTTATAACGCTGCTTAACGGATAAGCATTCCTTAATGTAAATGGCGTGCGGCCTTGCTCCTCGGTTATCTCGTCAATAGTCGAAAACTCAAACCACACTGACGCCCAATTCCACTGTGATTTTGCTACCGGGTAAAACTTTTCGCCGTATATAGATGCCGGCGGCGCAAAATACTTGCCGTCATTCGTTCTGCCGTACTTTGTCGGCGTGTCCGAATAATTATATGATATTGTGCCCAAATCGAAATTATAGCCTATACAATAGCGATAATTGCGGTTATCGTCCAAAATATCCTCTTGTGGGATATTGTATGTTTGCAGGCCGCTTGTGCCGCCGATATATTCCCGGTCTACCAACCAGCGCATATATATATCGTAATGCTTCAAATCGGCCGTTATGTCGCCCGGGGCGATGTGTTCCGAAACTCTTTTAAACGTTATTGTGCCTGTTTCTATATATGGGTATTTTTCACCTTGATACGGCATTTGAAAATCTTCGTATATCTCATAATTATACACGACTTCGTTTAATGAATTATCGACAATATTCAAGCCGCTGAACTTGCGGTGCGTGGGGTTAAGGCCGCTTCCTATATTTTCATCCTTGTTGTAATATTCTATCTTGTACGCATCGCCCCGGCCTTGGAATGTGCCGTTTTTGGCCTTGCCACAATACAGACCGTTTAACAGGTCATAGCCGGACGAGCCGATATATATTTCTACCAATTCGCTGGCCTTAGCAAAATGGTATGTATTAATCAGTTTGCTTGTGTCGTCCACTGCTTCGGTTGTTTCCTGCTCCCAATAAGTGCCGGCAATGAAGCAAGTAACTACATCATCGCCGGGGATATAAACTTGTATCAATGGCCGGCGTTGTATGGTTATTTTCTCTATCTCCGGCGTTAATTCGATTAGGTTGTACTCCTTATCAAGTCCGGCGATAACATCGGTGTAATCATCGTATGTGTCAATGTCGGCTTCACATTTCTTGTTATCCCTGTCCCATGTGCAGTTGGTTTTCATGAACTTGCCGGTAAAGTATGTGCCAAACGACTTGCCGCCGTCTGTGCTTTCCTCTATTGTAAGGATAAATTCTGTTTCAAAGTCCTGCGCATCCAGCCAATCATAATCGTCACGGATAAACGATAATTTGCTCGACAGTTTAGCTCGGAAGAACTGCTGCGAACTTTCCAAATTATGCTCTACGGATAAATCATCCTTATAAATAGGATTTACCCGGTGTCCGTTAATGCTAAATCTGTATATGATAGGTTTCATATTAGTTGTATCTGCGTTTTAAATTCTTGTATGTTTCAATAATTCGGCCGCTGCTGTCAACTATATAGCGGCGTTTGCCTTGCTCCTTAATCTCTCGCACATCCTTTTCGAGTGCCCGGCTGTCAAACTTGCTTCCGTTGACTGATATCGACAGGCCATCACTTGCGAACGCTCCCATGTATTTCTTTTCAAATGTCCCGTTGTTTATGCTCTTGATTATTCCGGGCAACGCCTTACGGTACTTACGTGTCGATGTCTTGTTGATGATAGCAAAGGCTTCGCCGCCCTCGGCACGCCTGCGCCGGCCGTCCGGCATCGTGCCCAAATCTACATCGTTACCGCTCTGATGACTGCCGCCCTCGATAAACTCCATACCGCCCTCGCCATATTCTGCATCCTGCATTTTGGTAACTTGTCGGGCTTTTATCTGTGCGGCCGCAAAGCTCGTCCACATGGTTGCTATTGCGGCAATGGCTGCGGCAATTCCGAGTGGGCCGAGGCCGGCAAATGACTTCCAAATCTCGGCGGATGCGGTTATAAGGCTTGATGTCTGCGTCAATGTGTCTAACGCCTGCTGCTGCTTCTGCGCCTTTTGTTTTTCTTTCAAAGCCTTTTGTTCGTTCTTCTTTGCCATTTCAAGCTCCTTTTGGGCGGTGGCGACATCGTTAGCGTAGCCGTTATTTCGAGCTTCAATCTCTGCGTCAACCTTACTTTGTGCCGCATCGACTTCTTCCTGTGCATTCTGTAACGCCTGTTCTTTTAGTTGTACCTGTGCATCTAACAACGATGATAATTGGCTAATCGAAAAGCCTACCGATTCGGATATAGCCTGTTTTTGCTCATCATCCAATTTAAGCCCCACGAGGTCGTATATATCCCGGTGCTGCTTATCGCTCTTTTCGCTCTTTTCGATTTCTTTATTTATCGCTGCAATGGTATTTTGTATTGTCTGTATTTCAATATTTTTTAATTTTTTACCTCCATCTTCCGATAATTTCAAAATCTGTTGTAAACGTTCTCTTTCAGCCCGTAGCCTAAATCTTGTTTTCTCGCCCTCGGTGGATTCCAATAACGCAAACTCCGATGCGCTCAATGCCTGCTGCAAGTCAAATAGCATTGTGCTCCGCTCGGTTTGGAATAACTTGTCTTGCTCTAATATCTGCCGGTTATATTTAGCGTTGATGTCTGCTTCGCTCTGCCTTTCCTCTTCGGTTAGTTGCTTATTGGCAAGCAGTTCTTGCTGCCTTGCGTTCTCAATTAATTGTATGCGCAAATTGTTTTCTTCATGCGAGCCTTGCTCGGCTGCTTCCAAACGCAACTGTAATGTCTGCTGCTGCGTCTGCAAATCTCGTTGTTGCTGCTGCACATCCAGGGCGGCTAAATCGCTTGCGAGCTTCTGCTGTTTGTTTTTTATTATCTGATTTATATTTTCCCGGCTCGCCGCTGTCAAGTCCTTGTCGTTCTTTAGCTTGTTTTGCAAGTCTGCAACTTCTGCGTTATATGTATCTTGCAATGCCTTGCGCTGCCTTTCCAATTCGTCTGTAATTAATTCGGTTTGGCTCTCATATAATTCTTTGGTAATCTTTAGATTATCGCTGTTAATAGTTTGCGTTCTGTCTTTTGGCGTTCGCTTTGTACGAACTTTTGTTGTCTCTGTCTTTCCGGGCGTTGCTGTTAAACTCCTTACATCTATATTTTTTGCTAATTTTTTATTAGCCGTTAATAACGCTGATATTTGTCTGTTGGCTTCTGTTATATCTTCTGTTAGATTATTCACATTTCTTCGTGACGTATTTACGGACGACATTTGAAAGTCTGCCGCTTCGCCTTGCAAGTTATTATATAGCTTTAACTGCTTATTATAAACGGTTTGAGCCTTTTGTCTTTCTTTCTCTAATTGTGCTCTCTTTTCTTCCAATTCTAATATTTTTTTAGAATTTTCCACGAGCTTATCTTCTGCGGCTCTCGCCATTGCGCTCTTCAAAATTGCATTGCTTAATTCGTTGTAAGCCTTTGCGGCTTTACCGGCCAATATTTCTTCATCGCTTATATTTTTAAAATATGCCGGGTATTGTTTTTGCAACTCGTCAACAGCGGCTTTTCTTTCTTCAATACTTCTTGTCGTGTCCTGTGTGGCGTTATAAAGCAAATTAAGGCGCACAACACTTTGCTGCGCTTCTTTTTGGCCGTCCTGCATGGCTGTATTTACGCCGTCCAATGCTTCTTTCAGATAATCGGTTTGTTTTTCTGCTTTCAGCATTTTTGCGACCCACTCAATTAAATCACCGCCATATACGGTAAGCAATGTTATACCCAAAGATATTGCCGTGTTGTATGATAAAAAAGCCTTAGTTACCTGTTTCCATACCGGCACGGTTGCCTGTCCCTCTGCTGCGGCTGCCTTATTTGCCGCTTTAACCTTGTTTATCTCGTCAACAAGCATAGGGATGTTATTCGATATGGCAAGGAAAAACGTGTTGGCCGAAACGGCGAGAGACGGCAACTCCCTTACAAGCTGCTGCGCCGATACGCCCAAACCGTCCCATGCTGACTTATAATTACCAACATTTAGCTGATACTTGCCGGTTGCTTCCTGCAAAACTTTCATCTTGGCATATATTTCTTCCGTTTCCTTGACAAGTTTCTTTCCGGCTTCGGTGTTCTCTCTGTACTCCTGCGACAACTTGTTTAGTTGTATCTTATTTAACGAGTATTGCGCTGACAGGGCGTTATAACTGCCGGCTTCTGAATTATTCAGTTTGGCCGTCAACTTGGCGATATTCTGCGCTTCTCGCTGCTGCTCTTTCAGCACGGCAATTTGTTTTGCGGTTTCGCTGGTCGCAAACTCCAAATCTTGCTGTGCCTTGGTAAGTTTATCAACCTGTGCGGTCGTTTCCCTTATCTTGGTGCGGTGTTCCTCGGTTGCTCCGCTCACATTCTCAATGCTTGCTTGCAACTTTATTGCTTCGTTCTTGACATTTTTCAGTGTCGCCGAGTAAGTTTCGTTTAACTTCTCCAGCTGTGTTATTGCTTGCTCGATTGAATTATCGGGCTGCAACAAATCTGAATATTTTATCGGCTGTTCCATATTAAAATAGGGGTTATTTCATTAAAATTTTACGCACAAACGGCTTTTATATGCAAAACGTATAATTTACCGGCTTAACCATAAAAGGTCGTCATTTCCGTTTCATTTGCTTTGATAGCTTCTTTAAATAGTCAAAGGCATTATAATATTGCAATACTGTCATTTTGTCGGGCTGTGCCTGTATATTATGGCCTAATATAAGACACGCTTCTTCAAACTGCTTATCGTAGGATATTTCAGCACTGCGAATGCCGGAAAAAACTTGCGGCTTTGACAACAATGCCATTTGTATCTCTTTGTCCTTGCATTCTTTCCGCACATCGCTGCCGTTGATAATGTGTTTTAGCATATATTGCGTGTATTGCTTTAACAGGTCGTAATATTCTTTTATACTTCCGTCCTCAAATCTGCCCGGAAAATACATACTTAGCTCTTTGTCAATTTTTTTTTTGACAGCATCCAAAATGCCGTCTAACCACCCTTTTTTAGCTTCTTTTAGCTGCTCCAAAACTCTTTTTAAACCGACATCGGTTAAGTCGTTCTGCACCTTGCCGTCTATCTTATAGACAAGTACGGCAAACGCCATGTACTTAGGCGACATTTCTTCGGCAACCAAATATAACGCCTGTTTAAGATTATTCATTTCTGCCAACGCCATACTTTGGTTAGCACTAACATATATCTTTGCACGCTCTATATGGTTTAAGATGTCATGTAAATCGCTTCCGACACCGCTGTCAATCAGCATATACTTGTTGTATTTCTGAAACCTTGTTATCGGCATTTCGTCAATAGAGTTGTATATCTCTATTGTGTGGCCGTTGTATTTCTTTACTTCCATATCTTATAATAAATAACGAGTTATCGGAGCTGCGCAAAACGGAATAAATGTAATGCGCCAATCAGCTATAATAAATGAAGCTACGATTGCCAAACATAGACAAACCCACCATGACAGGCAAAAATCGCATGAAAACATTTCTGAAATAGTCTTGTGTGCCCTTACTTGTATATACTCCCGGATGCCTGTCTTGGTAATAAATAATATAACCCAACAGGCAAGCAACGCTATAATTAGCGTCATACACAAAAAGTTAATTAAAATCATTGTTATAGCTATAAAGTTAATCATTTGCATTCCTCCGTAAATTTTAATTCGCCGTCAATACGGATGCCGGCGTATGGTTGCATTAAATACTGTGTGTCTATTTCTTTCAATGAATATTCCCTAAATATGTTTTCGGCCTTCTCGTATATCTTGGCCGGGGCAAATCTTGTATTGTCGGGATATGTCATATTGGTTATCGCCCGAAGTAATTGCCGCTTTATTTCTTCCGTGTTGCGTTCATTTTGTCCCGGGTATATACTTGTAAGGTCATACCAAACAATAAGCGCACAGGGCACAGAAATAGTATTGTACCGCCTTGGATTGTAATCAATGTTCTGTGGGTCGCTTACAATAAAAAATGAGCGGTTTCTCAAACCCTGCCCCGGCAGCACATTGATGTATTCATTTTTACCAATATACACGCCCGGGTAATAGTATTCTTTCCGCTCTCGCTTAGTTACAAGACGCTGCGCCCGGCCAAAAGCATAATTCAGCCACCCGAGCCGGTTTATCAACTCGTCTTGTATATACGCCAAAGCCCGGTCAATCATAACCGGGTTTTTTTGTTTGGGTGCTTGTGGTAACTTTTTCATATTCCTAAAATATCTCTTAATTCATTAATGAGGTGCGGCAAATAAAAGTTTTCGCAAAGCACTTTTACGTTGACATTCTGCAATCCTAATATTTCCGCTCCATATTTCTTTTGTAGTTCTTCAGTTTTCCAATCGCTGGCTTTTATCTCGAAGCCGTCCTCTTGGTAACTTATCCAAAATGAGCCTTGCCAATCGAATGTGTCACGCAGTGTCACTCTGTTTGTCGGCTGTCCCTTGCTCCTTTTTATTTCTACGGTTGCCGGGGCATATTCCGGCGTTATTGGCTTGCCCTCGCTATTCTCGCCCTCGTCATATAGCTGGTATATGTTCATGTCGATTATAGTGTCCTCGGCTTCGATTGTGGCCTGTTCGAGATAGCCGTTTATGTTTTCCTTGAAATTCTCCAGCTTCTCGATTAAATCTGTTATTCTGTCCATTATATATAATTTTCGTTTAAAGTTGTAATAAATTTCAAGGAAAATTGTATTAAATAGTGGTGTACCTTATGCCATTATTTCGGCACGGCAAGCAAATACGGTTTATCCCGGTCGTGTCAATTCTGACGGCTTCCATTGCTTTATCAAGCCTGTGTAATATGCCGCTTTTCTTGTAGCCTTGACTATCGCCGTCAAGTTCATATAATAGTTCGTTCCTGCTGAAATTCTGCTGCATCCTGTTTATACGGAAATTTGGGTTATACGCAAATTCTCGTATCATGTCGGCGGCAACTTGCAGGCCGATAACATTCTGAAAGGCCTTGCGCTGGTCGACCAAAATAGGCGTCAAATCACATTCGAGCGTTATCTTTAAGTTAAGGCCGTAATTTGTCGTATAGGTGTAAACGTTGCCGTCAACATCCCACATCTGCATTTCTTCGCCTGCTGGTGTCTTGAATGGGTGTATCTCCAGGTACTTACTCCAGGCTTGCCAATTAAGGTAATCGACACGGCTACATGAGGGGCAGGGGCTTTTGCTCCAATCTCGTTCTTTCTGAATAGCCTGCATATCTGATAGCTCTTTTTGGTTATAAACCAAATACCAGCTTCCGCCTGCATCTGTATCTGCTGACATATACGGCAAGAATAACTCCGGGGTGTCTATCCACTGCATACCGCCGTTCCTTGTGTAATCGACTTCTATTGTCTTTATGGGTGTCGGTGAGCTGCTGTGCATAAGATACAGAGTAAATCTGCCGTTCTTGTTAAATTGTACGCCCACCTGTTCAATCCTTAGCGTTACGCCCTCGGCTCTTACCGGCACAATCTCAAAGCCCACGATGCTATTTGTCGGCCTTACTACATTTGCCAAACGGCCTGCGCCGTCAAATAGTACCTTACTTTCCAATATGTTTCTTGCTGTCCTGTCGGCAAGTTGTGTGCTGTAATAGCTCTCAATGGCTTTCAGTATGCTTGCGGCCGTCTTTTCTTCAAGCCATTCACTAAACAGGTCTACCGGCTGCCATACATCGGCGTTTGTTTCCGGGTTTTTGTCAGTATTATCGACTAACGCACGATATAGACTATATTCGTCCGTTTCCTTTTGATAGTCGTCGTTAAAATCATCGTTTAACGTTACAGGCTTCAATTTTACGACTTTCCCCTTTTTGTAGGGCGTTATCTTATTCCATTCGTCAAATGTAAGGCGGCTAAATTCCGGGGCAATGCTCTTAATATTATCCAGCGTCAATAATGGGTGTATGTCTTGGAAATACTGTCCGCTCTCACTCTGTGTCAAACTGTCAGCTATCTTTAAATCGTCAATGTCATAATTCTGCCGCCAGCCTAACAAATGAATGAATTTACTTTTTATGTCTTCGGCTCTATACATAGTATTATTTATTTAAAAAGGGGATGGGCACTAAACCCACCCCCAATCAATGAAAAACAAATACACACAGAAAGAATTACTCAGTAACGGCCTTAGTGTAGACCGGCGATTTGTCACTTGAAACGATTGCAACGTTCTTGACATCACGTGCCGAGCCTGTGCCGATTTGGAACTTCACAATAGGGCTTGCAATCGTGCTGGGCGAACTGTTGTAAGGCGTTACTACGGCGATGTCTACGGCGAAGCCATAATGCTGTTTGAGATTTCGTGTCATGTCTGTTGACGCATCACCGGCAATAGTGTGATAATCGCCTACATCCTCGTAGTAATATGTACCAACAGGCAAGTTAAGCATAGGCAAGTTTTCAATGCCCCACTCGTGGCCTGTGCGTGACCTTGTGCCCAAAACGCACTCACGCTCAAAGCGGAACAACAGACCAAGCTGGCCACTTGTTACGGCGTAGCCGGTTGCATACTTTTCGCTGTCGTTGCTTACTTCGTTTGTGAAGTGCAATATCTTATCGTTGTATTCGAGTTGCTTGTTTACTTCGTTGTAAAGCCCTTTTTGCGCCATTTTGCGGATAATGCTCTCTACTCCGCCGTTACCAACGATGTGTATCGGGTCGTAATAGTCGTTTGCAGCCATTATCGGGTTAATGTCGCCGATAACGCTTTCACGGTCAAGCCAAGGCGCATCCAATACGTTTCCCGATTTTGTGTAGTTCAATGCGTCCTTAAACACCTGTGTCTTTGCTGCTTCCAATGCTGCTACGCATACGCCGTCCAGCTTCTTTGCAAACGCATACAGGTACTTATTGAACTTAACTTGAAAATCACGCTGCATGGAAATTTCGTTGTTCATGTAAAGAGCCGGCACGATTGTAAAGCCCCATGAATAAGTCGCAAATGTAAACTGATACATTTTTGAATTATTCTCGCTGTCTGCAATCTCAACGCTTCTTGTGTTTCCGATTGTAATGCCGCCGTCATAATCTATAACAGGCGTTTCCAATGTCCGGCCAATGCTCTGCTCTGCCTTTTGTTTCAGCTCCGGCGTAATGATACCAGCCGGGTCGTCCGTCTGCTGTTTAAAAACATCCAGCGCACCATAACGGCTCGGGCGGAATTCATTTCTGTCTAAATTGCTCTGTGAACGCAAATTTTGCATTCGGGTTGCTAATAAACTCATAATCTTTGATTTTAAACGTTAATAATTATTTTGAAACGTGTTACCCTTGCACGTTATTTATTGCATCGGTAATTTGTCAACATTATTTTCTGTTCGTAGCTTCATTGCTTCATCCGCAAATTCCTTTGTGCCACGTGCAAATCCTAATGTCATAAGGTGCTTTGCAATCGCTTCGTCTGCCTGTACCTGGTTAGTTATGCCGCTGAAATCAAGGTAATTGTTACCACCGCCACCGCCGCCGTTTCCGCCGTGAGTTCCTGCGCCTTGCTGTTTGCGGCCTGTATCAATCACATCTTTCAGCTCTCTTGTAAGCAGTTCACCCGGAGTGAATGGGTTTAGTTTGTTCTCCGGGTTGTTCATGATATTGCCGGATGCGTCACGGAAAATCAATGTACGTGTGCCATTGTTCTCCTGCCAATCGGGCTTTGCTGTGCTTAGAATTGTGCGCTTTGCGCTGTCAATGAGCGTTCTCTGCACGCTTTCCGGGTAAATACTTTTGAACTTGATACTCTGTAAGGCCTTTCCAAATTCTGCGTCAATTAAGCTATTCTGATACTGCGTATTGAGCGTGTCATACTTGGTCTGCCACTCTTTCTGCTTGTCCTCGAATAGCTCTTGCGTGTCTTTGAGTTGCTTCTGTGCATCCTTTAACTGCTGTGCTATTGCTTCGCTGCCTTTGCCCTCGGCAATGGTCTTTTTGTAGCCCTCAATTTCGGACTGCAACGTAGTTATCTTTGTGTTAAGCTCGTCTGCCCCGGCTGCCTTTGCTTTATAATCGCCCAAAACACGCTTAACATAATCGTAGGATTTTTCATCCTGCTTCTTAGCGATACCTGTAACGGACAGCACATCTTTGTCATACTGTCCGTGCAATTCCCCGATGCGGTTGCCTATAACCGTATTTTCATCATTCTTTGATAACTCTACGATTGCGCTTACTTGCTCGTCTGTAAGGCTTGACAAACCGGCGTTTGCTCTCAATATTTCTGCTGTTAGTGCCATATATTAGATATTTTCTTTTGGATTCCACAATACTTCTACCTTGGTATAGCCGAGCATTTCGGCGATTGATAGGTCTTTTTCGTTTTTCTTGGCCGTTAGCTTGTTGTACTCCTTTTCAGTGTACATCTGTACAAACGGCTTTGATATCTTTTTGCCTGTGCGCTGGTCGTAATGCTCTTTTTCCAGCCTTACATGGTAAAAGCCTTTTTCGTCGTCCCTTGGAACGTACTTTTCAGCCGTTTCATCCTGCGTTTCCGCCGGTGTTTCCGTTGTTGCTTCCTGCTGGCTGCTGGTTTGCTCCGCTGCCTGCTCCTGCTCCATTTGTTCCGCTATCTTGTCGAGCGGCGATGTTTGACTGTTGTTCTTTGGCATAATCTTTAAATTTATTGGTTATTACTTCTATTTTTTTGTTAAGAGTTAAAACACTTCCAAATTCCAATATGTTAATATTTTCCCTCTCAAATCTGTCGACAAAGTTAGCAAAATTTATCTTAATTATCAACATAATAGGGTCAATAAGTTGCTTGCTGTATAAATTTTGCACTTCGTTCAATGTCAAATGCCTGTACGGCTCTAATTGTTTCAGCAAATACATCCTTTGCATCTGTTGTGGGTTGTTGCGGTTTTCCGTAGCGATAATTTGGTCTGAAATCATATCTAACCGGGCTTCGCTTGCGCCGCTTTTCTTGGCTGCGTCATAAATGGCCTGCAAATCCTCAACGCTATACAAATAGAACTCTGTGCCCCAATTAATGTTTGAGCTGACGAATGCTTCGCCGTACCTTAACCGGCATATCGTATCATCAACGAACTTCTGCGCTTCCTCAAAGTTTTTCTTAATGCTGGTTAGGACATTTTTCTTATCCTCGAAGTTGGCAGTTACTTGTCGTTCGTTAATGCTTTCTTTCTGCTGCACCTCTCCGCCTGTGCCGGTTACTTTCTCGTATATCTCATTTGCCATTCTCTTTTCTTCCTCGACATTATAATCAAGGCTATTGCGGTCTACCGTTGTAATTGTTACAGGGTCTTTTAAGTCTGCCGTACCGTCCTTTGGTATCGGGACTTCAATAAATGAGCCTGCCCCGGCGATGTGCTTTGTGCCGCAAACCGGGCAACGCTCGACCATACCGTCACGTGTTATCTTATATTCGCCATTTGCGTTGCGCAAAAATCCGCCGTCACAATAATCGCCGGTTTCGTTGTTCCTAAAACTGCAATCAGCGGCGTAGGCTGAATAAATCGGGTAAGGTGCATATAAATCAAGATGTCTTTTTGATACCCGGAAAAATAAGAGCCAATCCAAATTGCCTAACTGCGGCGATAATGGACTTTTCTTTATATCCGGCTGCTGCTGTGATAGCGGCGTTGTCCAAAAGAATTTGGCCGGACAATAGCCTAAATTGTGCTGTACTTCGGTTATCATGTTTCCGACTTTCCCTTTGTCGTCCACTTCAAACACACGCATAAATTCATCGTCAAATGCGGCAATCTTTTTTTCCGGCTGCTTGAATATTATCCACTCCAAATCATCCCCTTTAGACTTGTAGTCAATAACGTTTTCAATGCCCAAGAAATAGAAATAAGGAGCTGGCCGCTCCGTAACTTGCTGCGCCGGCATATCTACCACCATAACGCTGTTTATTGCTGTCTGTAATGTCGCCCACCCCTTAGACTTCCATACATTCGGCTCATGCATTATATCGTGGCGGTAATATTCCCAATCGTCATTTAGCGTGCTGTCTGTAAATTGGTAAGTGACGGCAGGGTTTCTGCCGTCAAATACTCTTTCCAACTCTTGATAAATCTTAGTAGTTAATTCGATGTTCTGCGTAGGAAATTTGAACAAAGTTAGGAAAATACGAAACTTATCCTTTGGTATTAATTTCTTCACCCATTCGGCAAATTCTGTGAATGGGGCGGAAATATCCATAGGGTTGATATAGCTTTCTGTGTGAAAGCGCAACCGGGCTTCGTGTGATATGGCCTTTTGAATTAATTGTTTATTCTTCGGCCGTAGCACTATTTCCTTGACTTGCTCTCTTTGTAATGCCATCGTAGTAATCGAATTGATAAGGTGAATTGTCCGGCAATATCCAGCCGCCGTTATTCGGCATTCTCAATATTCGCTCGGCGTGGTTTATTTCAAACTCCTGTGTTTTGCCGTCTGCCGTTTCCAGCTCAACAGTACTTCCGGGCTTGCGTGGTATTTTCATTATTCTGCCTTTTTTAAATCAGTCAGTGGGTTGAAGTCATCGGGCTTAATTCTAACGAGTTTGTCGCTCCAATTAGGAACAAACTTCCATTCAATGGAGTTGCTGTCCGGGCTTTCAAATCCGCCCAAATTCTTATCTCCGACAAACAGTCCTCTAATTGGTATCGGGCTGTATTTTGTCGGGTTTTTAACATCATCGGCAAGTGCCCCAATCATGCCGTTACCGTCTACGAGATAAACGCCCAAAGCTCCCTCACACTGCAAGTTTTTCAACGCTTCGATTGTGTCTTGGTGTTCCCTTAACAATGAGCCTGTGAAAGATGTCGGCTCTCGGCCAATGTTTATCTCTATACCGTCAAGGGTCTCATTTCCGCCGCCGTATGTTCTTGCTGCTCCAGGCTCTGTCACTGGTGCATTGATATATGGACTTGGCACTATTTTTGTACCGTCATTTGCGGATAGAAACGCCGTCCAACTCGTCAATTTCGCAATGTCGTTGCTGTCTTTTACAAATTCATTTTTCTTTCCGGCGGCGCTTTCGAGACGCTGAAAAAGTACCTTTTGAATCTGTCCGAAACTTTCCGGGCAATCGTACAATGGTACATCGTTCAAACTTTCTGCCAAAGGGCAATTACAAATCAATCCCATAATCTATTAAATTAAATGTTAAACTTATTCGTGGCTTTGGTTTACCCTTTGCCCAAAACCACGACAAATATACTTTATTTTTTCAATATCTCAAACAAAAACTAATTTTTTTGCACAATTCCATGCGCCTGTGTAAGTATTTCTCTTTCAACAATGCCTGTTAGGCAGTCGCTGCAATCATCGTGAGCATTAGCCTTAAAGTTTCGCAAAAACTTTGTTACGGCCTCATAGAACGCCGGATAACGTGTTTCCCAATCGAACGGCATTAGAATGTGATATGTTACTAAACCGGCGTTCGTAATAATTCTGCTCTCCTTGTTGTCCGTTTGTGTAAACGAATAGATGCGTGCTGTTGTCTTTGGCTCTATTATCTTTGCAAAGCTCCTGCCGCCGTTGTTGCTCTCTATATATGCGTATTGCGTTGCTTCCCGGTTTAACATCATCGGCACAGCCTGTGTTGTCTTTTCTATTGGCTCGTCAGTGTAAACTATATCAGTAACGGCAAGGAACATGACGGGGCGGCCATGCTCATCCTTGGCATCCCGTGATATTATCTTGTTATAACATATTGAACAAAGATAGTCCGAGCCTGTATCTGCGCAATCTGTATAATTACCCTTAGCCACAAGGCTGCCCCAATCTTGCCACCTAACATAAGTACGGAAAGGCTCGTACAAAAGGCCAACAGCACTGCCTGGCTGTCCTTGGTACAAGCAATCAAATTGCACCTTATCGAGCTTACGTTTCGACATCAGGCTTTCAAGGCTGTGTTTGCTCGGCCACAAGGCTTGCCCAAATTCTCGTGGGTCAAAGTCTGTTTTCTCGGTTGTCTTAATCGCTTCAAAGTTTATGCGTACCCATGCCCCACTTGGTATGTTCTGTAAATCTTCTTTTCGCTCAATGTCGATTACTCGCTCCGTCTTTTCTATCCGCCCCACCAAATCATCGCTGTGCCAGCGTGTGAATACGATAAGCTCTTGGCTATCGTTGTGTAGTCGTGTCTTGACTACTGTCGTGTACCATTTCCACGCCGCTTCCCTAATTACCGGGCTGTTAGCTTCTTGATAGTCCTTATAAACATCGTCCATTATCATTATGTCTACCGGCTTACCTGTCAGTGGGCCACCACGGCCGACAACTCGCAAACTGCCGGTATGGCCGACACACTCTATCACATCGCTGTTACGCTGGTAAACGCTGGCAAATGTAACCTTATTACTACGTGATAAGTAAGTTTGCGGAAATAGCTCGTTGTATTCCGGGGTGTCGATAATTTTCTGAACATCTCGGTTGAAATCTCGTGCAAAGGTTGTTGAATAGCTGCCTATTGCCACTTTTTTATCCGGGTTGTTGCCTAAAACAAATGCCGGCAGCTTTCGGCTTGAGCCCTCGGAATTATGCGTTGGGATAAACGTATCGCCAACAAGATAAACGCCGCCCTCAACTTGGATACAATTCCCATAACCCAAATTATCCCTCTTTTCAATGGCAACAATCGCCCTTTTTTTATTCTTGGATAACGTTGTAATCTTTTTCCTTGGTACGGCGGTGGGGAATGCCATTGTAGGGTTGAAACAAAGTTGATAAACGACTTTACGGCCTTTTATTCCGCTGGTGCTCGTTTTAGGTACAAAGCTGCATACCACTACCGATTGGCCGAGGGAACGGAGCATAAACGCCGCATCGTCAATTATCCTCTTGCTCGTGTTAGATATTGTCACACGTCCGTTCTTTTGGTAAACATATCCGTCTGTATCTATAAGGCCAGCAATAACTTGCGCCCTTACCTCTACGGAATTGTATTTATATACATCGGGAATATGCTTGTTATTTATCAAGCCATATTCCGCCAACTTTATTTGCTTGCCAAAATAATAATATTCAACGCCTGTGTCTTTCTGCGTCCAAAAGCTGGTGGCCTGGTATGGCATTCGCTCTGTTATCTGATAGTCCCCATTGCCTATCGTCATTTGCGGTGCGCTACTTTTGCCATCGCCTAACCATGCGCCCAAAGTATATGGGTCTATCTTTACGGTCTTATATGGGAAATTCACACAAACATTTGCATCAACTTGGTATTTGTATCGACTGCCCCTCTTGCCGCTTCCTCTGTATATGTCGCCACTCGCATAAATCACTTTTGTTTCCAACGTTTCTTCTTTATGCTTCGACCTATTGAATACCACCCATTCATGATTGCCGTGGCATTCTATACTTGCGCCATCGGAAAATTTTACAACGTATTCGGAACGTGTTTTTGGCGAAGTCCATAACACTTTTACTGGCTGGCCGTTACGGCCAAAGACATAATCGCCCACAGACAAATCCCCATGCCTTTTTATTCCGTTCGGCGTGACTACTTCTTGGCTGTCCGATATTTGTTTGCCGTGTTGCGGCGGCATAGTTACTATTAGTTTTTTTATCTTTCCTTTGGCGAAAAGGTTAAGTACGGTATAATATACCCGGTGGAATGGTTGTATGTCCAAATTCGGCTGCATATAGCGTGCAAAGGCCAACAGGTCATGCCGGGCTGCAACCTTGACAATCTCCCGAGGGTTTTCCTGCAAATACTTAACGGCTGATAATAGCTCCTGCCGCTCCTGTTGTTGTTCGTTATTTGCTAAATCTGTCATTTTGTCAATACTCCTTATTTTACATAGTGTCAGCTCCGCTTATTTTACACTTTTCGCATTTTGCGGCGGTTTTGGTTTCCATTTGTCGCAAGCCGGCTCGCTGCGCAACCTCTTGCGGCGTTCCTCGTATGGGCATTTTAAACAAATCGGGTTGCCGTTTACATCGAGGTTTTTAAATTCGTATGAAAATTCGCCCCATCCACACTCGCCGCATACGTGCTTTCTGTACTCCGGGACTTGCTTAATCTGTTTCTTTGCCATTTTTGCTCTCCTCTTGTCTTTTATTAAATTCTGCGTCTTGTAACTTATAAGCCATTTCGACAATCATATCCATAGGTAAAGCATTTACATCATATTTTGCTCCTGCCGGGCTTTCTTCCTTTGGCGGCTCATTATACACATTCACGTTTACCGGGGCGTTATAGCCTAATAGTTTCGCCCGGCGTTCTTGTACTTTTAACAACAAGTCCAAAAATCGAGGGTCGCCGTTTGTCGTTTCCAAACTTCTTTCGGCTAACTGTCCGCCGGTTGCGATATGGTCGTCAATGCTTCCGCCCTTAATCTTAGTCTTTCGCTTACTTCCTTTGCTTGCTTCCCATGCTGCCCATAGCTCCACCTCTATCTTGTCGAGCTTCTTGAGCTCTAACTGCATATAATTATCAATATCGGTAAACCGTTCTTTTTTCCACTCGGCTAATACCGAGTTTATGTCTTGATATACGGTCTTGTACGTTATAGTGTATGTTAGGCCGTTCTCGTGGTTTGCTTCGTTTAGGCGGTCGGCAATATCTCTGTAAGTATGGCCTTTTACAAACAGGTTAGCGCAAAACCTCTTGTCTGCTTCTCTTTGCTCGACTGTCCTCTTTCCGCCTTTCATCTTTTGGTTTGCCTTGTATCGTGGATTGCCTTTTGCCCAGGGGTTCATATTTGTTACTCTTTTAAAAATGTTGTGAAGTTATTTGAAGTAAAATTCTCTCACAATCGTTTCAAACTTTTTAAGTATGTAATTTATCCGATTATGAGAGAAAACGCCACAGACGGCTTCATATTGGCCGCACTGTCAAGCTATTAAGATGTTTTACTTTCTGATGCTGTTTCCTGTGCCCGGCTTTTTTCCTGTGCTTCGGTCTGCTGTTCTTCTTCGCTTTCTTGCATTAATGGTGTTGTTTGGCTCGGATAAATTCCGTTGTCTGCGTCATTGATTAGTATATCGTAGTAATCGGGTAAAACCGACAGGAAATCATATAGCTTATCCTCGTTAGTGCTTATAATGCTTATGGCCGTGCAATTTTCCTGTGGAAATGTCGTTGCGGTCAGCGTCATTACATCTGTAATGTAGCACATTGAAAATATTCCATTGTCTGTTGCGTCTGTATAACTTAATATCTTAACGCCTATATCTCCGAAAACCTTTTTAAACTTGGTTTTAAGCTGGCTTACGCTATTTATCCAGCCCGAATAATTCAATATCTTGGCTATCATATTCAATCTTTTTAAATTGTTCCCTAATTTTGCTTTGCTCTCCCTTGAAAAACACTAAAACGTTTTTATTTACCGAAACGACCTTGCGGCTGTCAATGGCTCTGTTTATTTGGAAATTATGCTCACCTTTGAAAAACACTAAAACGTTTTGGTGATTTTTGGCTATCTTGCGCATTTCCATATACTTCCCGGCTCGCAGTGCTGTGCTCGCTCCGCTTTCTATTAAGATAAGTTCGTTATAAAGCCCTGCGCCGTGTTTCTTGAAAATACGCTTTATATCGCCTACGAAATCGTAGTAAAAGCCGGTTTTCTTGTTTCTTACATCGCCTACTACAACAACTGCAAATCTATTTTCACGTAAACATTTCAATGCGCCGGCAAAACCGTTTTCCAAAATATTCAAAAATGCTTCGTAGGTTGCGGCGTTGCTTGCGTCATTAGGTAAATCGCTGTAATGTTCCAAATCGAAATATGGTGGGCAACTCATAACCAAATCCACGCTATTTTCTTCGAAATGGTTTGCTACGTTCTGCCCATCGTCAAGAATATAATTTACTCGTAAGTTAGGAAAACGCTGTAATATCTTGTTGTTCTCCTGTACCTGTTCCGGGCGTATTTCTATACCTGTAAAATCGTTTCCTAAATATCCGAAAACTAAGCCTTTGTAAACATCGCCGGCGAAAGGGTCTATTATCTTACATCCGGGATAACCAAACCAACGTACTATTATTTCGGATAATACAGGGTCAAATATACTCGTTCCGCTGCCCAATGCCTGCGCTTCGACTTTTCGTTTTTCTTCTTCTGAAACAAATCGCTCTAAATATTCGGCAAAGGATATTCCAAGCTCTTTGCGTCTTAATTTGCTGCGCTCGTAAATCGTCTTATACTTTAATTCCGGGCTTTTCATGTTAGTGTCTTGGCGGCTCTCTCCATTCGCTCCAATAATCGCTTTCCATTGCTTTTTGCGCTGCTGCCAATATCCTTGCCGTGTGTCTAATATACTAAACGGCGGTATAACGAATTTATCCAATAGCGAAACATGGTTACTTGCCGTTTTCTTGACCTTTTGTTCTTCGAGCTTGGTTAAGCCCCAATCAACCAAATTCATACTGTCGAACTTATCCTCAAGTATGTCGAAATCCCAATCTCCGCCGAGGGCGTTTGCCGTGATGTTTGCCTTTTCTCGCTGTTTTTCATCCCAGCGCACCTGTCGGTAATTTAATTTTTGGCCGTCAAATATGACATATCCCCATGCAACTGTGCCCTGCTTATTCGGTGTGTCGTATTTTTCTACGATGTCGATTTGGCACTTGTTTATGTCAATAACCCTGCTTCGCTGGTTGCCGGAAATAATTTCATCGCTATTTAAATCGTGTACTATTCCCGACAAGTCGCCAAGTTCTTCAATGTTAGCTTTTAATTTAGCTAATTGTTTTTCGCTTATTTTTCGTGGATTTTTATTGTACTGCTTCATGTTACTGCTATTTTTTCGCTAAATGCAAAGTTACATCTTTTTTTGGAAAAAGCAAAGCCGGAGTAAAAACTTCGGCTTTTCTTGTTACTTAACGATTGGATTTTTCAGACTTCGAGGATATGGCATTATAACGCCTTTTGTATATATGAGGTTGTAAATACCCAACTGTCCTTTTACAGGATATTCTATAGCTCTGCGGATGTCACGCAAAAACCACCCAAAACCGCCCTTTTCTTTCGCTGTGGCGGCTTCTGTTTCTGCCAGCTTAGTGTTTCCCCACTCTTCCGGCGTAAGCTCCGACAGCGGCTTGCAATCGTATAATTCGGCAAATGCAAGCGTGCAGCCGTAGCCGGGTATGCCGTCATTCCGTCCGTCTTTGCTGGCGCATATAAGGAGCTGCCCCCGGTACTTGGTCGGCTTAGTCCTCACTTCGATTGTTTTCTCTCCGCTGGCTATCATGCCGGCGTATGGCTGTTTAACCGACAAGGCCTTGAACTTGTCGTGAAATATCGGGTCGTATTCTTCTGCCTTGTACTGCATTATTCTTCCCAATTTAATGTTATAGTGTCAATGGTTTTTTCGTTCACATATTTAAGAGCTTCATCTTTACTTTTGTATGGACCAATTATTACAACATTTCCACATTCATCTTTTTGAATGTTTACCCATCCTTTTTTCTTTTCGGGGCGCATAAATAAGTTATCCTTGTTTTCGGGCTTATTAAGATTATTAACGCCCTCAACCGTAAATGCTTCGAGGTATTCTCCGTTTTCATCCTCTACGGCGGCGGCTATCGGATAATCTTTATCTTTTAAATCGTAACATAGAATACGCACATTTCGCTCATCTCCTGTGCATATTGCACGGCCTTGCTTTGCCGCTTCCAAATCAAATTTCTTTAAATTATTTTTTTCCATTATTGTTTCTTTAATTTCGATATAAAAAGAGTTTCTTTCATGTTTGTGCTTAGGTATTAAGCATTTATTACCTTTACGGAAGCAACAAAAATAACAACTCGTGTTTGGCTTTGCCGCCTTGATTAATTGTACTTTTTTCCCATTAATTATTGTGGGCGCACCAATATTTCTAAGTTCCACGTAGAAAACGTTTCTTCCGTCATTTCTTGTAAATCCTGCACAATCGCCAAACTCTCTGCATAGTGTTTCACTGCCGGCTTCGGCAATACAACAATTAATACACCGGGATAAATCAGCAATTTGATGTTCTATACACTGATACCATTTGCCTTCACGTTCAAACACTTCTCCGACTTTGCGCTCCATATCATTTTTTATTTAAGGGTAAAACATCGTCAACAACTTGCAAGCTGTCAACTTTCTGCTGGTACTCGTAGCACCTCTTTATCGCCGCATCTCGTTCTGTTCTCGCCTGTCCGGCAATTACTGATGATATGACAATTAATATAACTGCTTCGGCTGCCATGAAGTAATATGGGTGCTTGTGTACGATATTAGCATTTGCTACAGACTGTGCAATAGTCTTTATTCCTGCCCAAATTAGGGCAAAGCCTGCCTTTGTGCATGGCTTGTATGTAATCATTTTCTCTTCCATTATGGTATTTGTTTTGTTACTTTGAAAACCGGGATAAATAGCAAAATGTAATACGTTGTCTTATATCTCGCCTGCCCGGTTTCCGGGTTGAAATAAATAATCTTTCTGCGTTTTATAATTAGCAGTCTTGACGCTAATATAAGTAATGCCAAGACTGCGTTTACTGCTATTCTTAATTTGTAATGTTTCATATCAGAACGGTAAATCATCTTCCGGGTCGGGCTGTGCTTCTTCTGTTACTTCTGCCTGTTTAGCCTTGACAGGCGATAATGAGCCGACTATTGGAATTGCCTTGCGCTCGTCCTCTGTCATGCGCTCATATTCTTCTTTTTGCAACGTAGGCTTTATTATGTGTGTTTGCCCATACTTCTCTTCCTTGGTCGCAAATACGCTGAAATCTTGGTAAATGCCGCCCTTTTCCGACAGGAAAATATTGTTTTCTTCTACCGGGATAAGTACACACTTAACTTTGCCTGTCTTGCCCTGTATGTTTGCCACGCCTACTCTCTTCAGCTTGGCATAGTCTATTTTTAAATTATAATTCATAAAGTTGTTTTATTTGTTTTCAAAAATAAGGAAATTTTCTTTATATTTCCTCTAATTTCTCATTTTTCTTAATATATTCTATTGCTGTGTCAATAGCTTTGCCGATTTCTTTCGGCTGGGGCATTGGTATGTCTGCCCCTCTGCGCCAGCGGTTGTAATGCTGCAATAGCTTTACTGTTTCTTTAATGTCCTGTTTCGCCATTTTAATTCATCCTTATATTTTTTAGTTTTAAATATAATCTTATTTGATATTTTGTCAATAATAATATCTGCTATTAATACCCATGACATAAGGCTAAATATAATTATAGCACAGATGTCTGATATTGTAATGTAATGTTGCCTTTTTATTTTTATATATACTAATAATGCTGCGCTAATAGCATAACCGGCTAAGTATAATAATAGTATTTTCATTTTACTGCCCAATCAAATCTTTAACGTATGCCCAGCGCTTGGTGTTAGCTGAATCATAGGTGTAGTCTAACTCGAACTCGCCATTGTTTAGTTCTATTAGCATTAAATATAAACTTGGCTCGCCGTTATTTGGCTTGTGCCATACGTTATTTATGCACAACTTTACGCACTGCGTGCAATTTATTTCTCTGTGAGCCATTTCTATTGCTCTTATAGCATCTGCCTTTGCCACCATTTCGCATGAATGATGTTCATATCCGTTATCGTTGATAACCTTTGATTGTATAAATTCTTCTGCTGTCATAATTTATTTATATCTGTTTTGCTTTGTTCTTTTATGTCATTAAAATTAAAGTATAGAGTTTTATGATACAACTCTGCTGCTCTTTGTTCAAGTAAGCAGCCCTCTGAATACTCCCAGCCGTCAAGGAACAGCACAGCATCACATTCAAGCAACGCTGTTATGTCTTTACCCATGTGTTCAGCGTAGGAAGCATCCGGGTTCGGTGATACTTCAAGCGGTGAAACTGCCGTATGTCCTTTCTTTTCGATAACTCCGGCTGCGAATATACAAGACGCTTCTACTTCTTCCATATCTCTCCCGGTTATGGGTAAACTTATGTATATTTTCATTGCTTTTTGTTTTTTAATTTTTCTATAAGTGCATCTGCTATCATAACTGATTTCTCGGCCACTTCTTGGGCGGTAAATCCTTGTTCCCGGCCTATTACTATAATTAAACTTTGCATCGCCGCCGTGGCCGCATTTGCCCTTATCGTGCGCCAATCTGTATAAGGTGCATAATCGGTTACAGTAATATAATCGCTGCCGATATTATACTGTGTTCCGTCCGGCATTTCGCACACATAATAGTAATCACCCACTCCACAATAGCCGGTTATCATTTCGACTTCCGTGCCTATTGGCAACGTACTGTTATCGTTTAACTTATATTCTTTGTTTAATATTCCTTTCATGTTATTTTATTTTATTTAAGTCCAAAAACCAACCTTTGCCAAATCTTAACTTAGCTATTTTTATAGCTTGTTCCACAGCTTCTTTTTTCGTATTAAATGCGTTTGTCCTATATCCAGGGTGATAACTTTGCCATCTTATAGGGTCTTGTCCAATTTCTTTCTTTGATAATTCACGCATAACCTCTATTTTATAAATAGGGTCATATTTCCCACTGTTATTCCTGCAAATTTGTGAAAATTCTTCACAAATATAACCCATGTGGGTTGTTATATTTCCATTGTTATCTTTAGTTAATAATCTTATACCGTCAGCAATTATTGCAGCATAATAGTGTACTGCTCCGGCTGCAATACCTCGAAAAGTAGATATATCAATTCTTACTTTACGTGGTTTGTTCGTTTCGACATATATATCGGGTCTTGTTTTTATTTTTAAGTCCAAACCATAATCAACAGGTATTACATCGGGATAATTTCCGTCATCATAAGATAAATGAACTGCTTCTTTTAATGTCATAATCAATTATTTTTTATTTAATCATTATTATTTAAATCTTTTGCCTGCTGCATAGCATAGCCCCACGCCTTTGGGTCTGCCAACTTATTGATGATAACTTCGCATCCGTTTCGGATATTAGTATCTGTCAACAAATCAATGTCGCCGCTTATACAAGGTTTCATGAGCGCATCGGCCATTACTGACAGGCGATGATTTATTGCCGCACAATTCAACGATTGGATGTTCGCCTGTGCGCTGCATTTCTCTCCGGCCTTGCTAAACACGTTGTATCTTATGAACTTGCGGCTAACCTTATCGACATAGCTCTTGGCGTTGCTGGCTATTGCTTGCGCTATTAGTATTAAGGCGAACGCATGGCGATATTCTATTCTCGGGTATCGTCCGAGATAGTTTGAAATGGCAACGTGTAATTTGTTTATGTCCGGCTCTATAATTCCGTACATCGAATTACCGAAATCAGCCATCCACGCCGCATCATCCTGTTCTCTTAACTGTTCTTTTATCGCCCTTGACAATCTTGTGTTTTCCTTTTTTATTGCAGATATAGAGCCAAGTACTTTGTACTTTATCAAATGTGGGCATTCTTCTTCCAGCCTGTCGATTGCGTCTGTTGCTATTATCATCGTCATGTGCGCCATTGCGGCCGCTCCGTATATAGCCGCCATATATTCTTTGCGGCTTTGCTCTACAAGCATATTAGATATTAAGTCCTTAACCATTATTTTTCGTTTATTAATTCGACAAATCTTTTAACATAATCACAATTTTTAATCGTGCAGCTAACATGGCCGATACGATTATAACAGCAGTTCCAATTCGGACACGCCCGGCGATGTGCTTCAATGGCCTTTTGCTTTATATCCTCAATTTGCTTTCTTGCTTCTTGTTCATGACACTTAACGCCTTTTTTGAAGCCGTCCACAAATGAATTTGAACATACTTGCATATATGTTTCCGGGCACACCTTGTGCGCTTTCAAGACCGGGCATTTAGCGCAAGCTCTACTGTTGCCATTTGCCCTTTTTGCTTCTTTCGTCACATTCATAGGTTACTTCAATTTTGGGTTTTCAAACAAATATTCAAATTTCGCATCGCTCCAGCCTGCTGCGTGGTTGAGTGCTTTCCTGTCCTCGTCATGTACAAACTCATACCAGCCTGTTGTGCTTCCGGGCATTCCGCCGGTCTTTCTGTTTAATTTCATCTGCCGGCCAACAATATAACGTGCGTACTTAATATATTGGCAGGTCGGCGTAATACTCTTTATTCGTACTATCGAGCCAACGCCGGGCGTTTTCGGCGGTATTAATAATTCCATTTTTTGGCCGTGTGGCGTTTTCTTCTGAAATATGTGTAATCTATTACCGTTGTACCCGAACGCCTGTGTACGGGGCTTATTTTCGTTCAAATTCTTAATTCTCATTTCTCTTTGTCTTTTATGTTGTAATCACTTTTAAGTTCTGCGATTATTTTCTGATTTTTCTCGTATATCCTCATGGCCTTGCGGTTTCCATTTTCCCATTGGTTGTGATGTTCCAAACAAAGGATATTTATGTTTCTCGGGTCGTTGGCCATTTCCGGGTTGCCGCCACGTGTCATTATATGGCTGCAAAATGTAGCCGAGTAATATTGTAACGGCTTTCCGCACTCCTCGCAAAAATGCGGTTTGTTTTGCCAAATCCAACGGAAAAACTTCGCATCCGCCTTGCGTATGTCTTTGCCCCGGCTGCCAAAATAACGCTCCTGCAATTCTTTGCGTAACTTAATATCAACTTTGAAATATCTATTAGGCAGGAGAGGCTGATATCCTCTCCTGTTTACAAAGTCATATTCGGCCTTAGTCGTCAGTATTATCTGTTCCATTTTCGCTCCATTCTTCTTTGCCCATAGGCTCGCCAAATTCATCGAAGATTTCTAACTGCGCCTTTTTGTTTTTAAACAGGAACAAATAAACTTCACGCTCTATCTGTCCGACTATTTCTTCCATATCTATCTCAAAGCCATACAGGGCGTCTGAAAACTTCATACGGTGAGTGTTTATCGCCATTTTCTGATTGTTTGGCGATATTATCGTGCCGGTTAGTACTACTCCGACATTATCATCCTTGCCGGATAGGCTCAAGCCGATTACCTTAATGCTGGCCAATATCGTTTCTGTTAGATTTTTGGCTAATGCAATTTGCGCCTTTGTGGCCTTGAATTTCTCGTCTTTTACAGTTCGCTCAAACATATCTAAGTAAAACACTTGTGCGATGAATGGCTTTAGTTTGTCGAACAACTGCTGCAAGTCCGGGTGTATATCCTTGCTTGATGCGAGGTGATAATTTTCCCTGTAAATCTCTTCGCCGCACTTTTCTTCAACCTCGAAGTGGACATCAAGTCCGCCGCCGTTGATAATTTTTACTTTGCTTAGATAAAAAGCACTTTCATTTGGTGTTTTCATTATTCATTCATTTATGCCCTCGCTCGCCCTGCCGAGCTTGGGCGGTTATTATATCGTAGCAGGGTCGTCAATTATTACATAACAATTTTCAGCCATGAGCTGTTTTATTGTTTCAATATGTTCTATAAGTTCGGAATTGTCCAAGTCTTTAACTTCTCGCAAGACGCTCATATATTGGCCGCTGTCCGGGTCTGCCGTCTGCAAGTGCATTATGGGCGACATCTCACGCAGCCACCGCTCTGTCTGCTCGTCCGTCTTTCTGTCGCCGCTCTCCCACAAAGCATGCCTGCACCTCGGTACAACATAATTGAAATAATAGCCTTTCAATGCTTCTGATGTCTTTGGAGCATACACCCGGAATGTAGCTATTATCCGGGTGTTTGGCCAATTCTTGCAAAAGTCTTTCAGTTCTTCCATATACATCGAGAGCCGGCCGTCATTCGTTATACGGCCGCAAATCTCAATCGTGTGCTTCTTCATACTTTTCAACTCTTAATTCATCCTGCTCTCTTACTACTTGCTCAACAAACCCCTGGAAACCGTTATCTTTTGCGAATTTTACAAGGGCTTCGAGCTTCTTCTTTCCCAAACTTTCGCCCCGGGCGATGCGGAAAACCTTAACTTTGGGGTTTTTGGCAATTATAAGTTTCGCCGCAACTTCCATTATTTGGCTATCGCTTACCCTGCCGGCAACAAATGGTATGCCGTTAAGCTCCAAGCCATCCTCGGTAAATGTAAGGCCGTTTATTGGTATCTCCGATTTGTTGATATAATTCTCTCGCTTGTCGGCAAGCTCTTTCAGCTTCTTCTCGTGTCCTGCGACCTTGGCCGCTGCTGCGTTCTTGTCGTTCTCGGCCTTAGCGTAGTCGGCAACCTTTCGGTGCATCTCGTTGTGGTGCTTGGCGTTTGCGATAAGTTCTGTTACATCCTGCGGCTTGTTGTTCTCATAGTCCTGTAACCACTTATTGCAGTTATTTCGCCGGTTTATTGCATCGGCTTCTTTCGCCTTAACATCGTCTATTAGTGCCCTGTAATCGGCTATTGTCTTAGCCTTTTCGTTGTCAATATTATTTATCTTTTCATTGTATTTGTTTGTTAGCTCCTCAATAGCCCTGTCAAGCTCTGATTTGGCGTTTGCCTTTTCTTGCTCTGCGGTTAATTCTGCGTCTTTTATTTGCTGCTGATAGTCCTCGATTAATGCCGGCGTGTCGGCAATGGTCTTTTCACGTTCTTCAAGTAACTGCCTTACTGATTTAGCTTTCTCGTCTAACTTCACGGCCTGCGCCTGCTGTTGCATTAATGCTTCCATGTCTATTTCTTCGGCATATTCTTTTATATCGGCCGGCGTCACTTCCTGTTGTATCTTTGCAAATACGCCGGTGTACATCTTTAATTCGGCGTTATCCGTCTTGCGCTGTTCCTTGATTTGCGATACCTGTGCGTCTATATCGGCAATGGCCTTTTGCGTTTCCTCGCTTAGTAAAGATTTTACGATTTGCACCTGTTTGCGTCTGCCCTCGGCCGTTTCGCTCCACGCCACAAACTCGTTAGCGTCAAAGTCTTGATAGCCGAAAATATCCTGTAACGCTGTTATTCGGTCAGACCTCAGCCCGGTGTCCTTGCTGGTTATTGTTATCGTGCCCCGGGGATTTGCCTTTGTCATAGATAACTTCACTTCATATTCTTTGCCGTCATCTCCAACAATTATCTTTGCATATCCTTTGTCCTCGCCGTTTCGTAACACTTCGTCACGGCTGCCGGTTAGCAAAACCATTATTGACTTTAGCAGGGTGCTTTTGCCAAGCTCGTTTTCGCCGGTAACCAAATAAACGTTGCCGTCAAAATCACTCGTAAATTCCTTAATTGCTTGGAAATTCTTTAATTCAATTCTTTTAATATACATATCTCTCGGTTTTATGCCGGGGTTGCCCCCGGCTGGTTATTTATTATCTTAATAATTTTCAAAAATATCCATTGCAGTACAAAGACTTGGCATTTCTTCTTCTTGAATTATTTTTCCACGTTTTTCCTCTACAAAAAACATTCCTTGGTTTATGCCGGTTTCGTCATATCTTTCTTCAATCCTAATATTTGTGTTGTTTTTTGAAATTTTACATGCTACAATTTTTATACGTTTCATATTTCTTATTTTTAACAGTTTCCGGGTAACCGCCCGGTCGGCTTTTATTTCTTATTTCTGATGCAAAGATAAAGAAAAATTTTAAATACACAAAATATTTTCCGTATTTTTTTTAGAAAAAATATTGCTGCCGGTCGAATATCCGTTCTAATATCGCATCGACATCATGCTCCAGCTTTTTACTTGTTTGCAAAACGTTCTTATCTCGTGTTGCGAAATATCTGCGCTGCGCATGGCGCATATCTTTTACCAACGATGCAAACTTATCTAATGTTATTTCGCCTAAATTTTGCGCACAACCGTTTGTTTCCATTTCTTCGTGTACTTTATTGTATTTGTAATTTAGCGTCCGCATATCGTAAAAAAACGGCTATTTTTTAAAAAGACTATTTATTACACGATTTGGTAAATTTTGTTTTACCCAATCCGGGTCGTTTTTCAATTTCAACCGGCCGGCGTGCATAATCAATAACGCATCGGCATTCCACAGGGTCGCTTTAACAGTCGGATAATAATGTTGTGCGGCTCTCTTATACCTGTTCTTGCGCTCTGTCTTTTCTTCGTCCTGCTTCCGTAACTTCAACGTTGATTGCCATGTCATAGGATGTACTTGTATGTAAGGAATATCCTCAATCTCAAAGTAATCTTTTAGCTGCTGAAACGCAGATAATAACTGCTGTATTCGGAAAGCCTTTCCGGGGTTTGCGTTAACATCATCTGAACGTAACTGTACCTTTTCGATGAATATTATCGGTTTTTTTGCTATCTCCTTGACATATTGCAAAAATTCTCTTATGTCGGCGATATTCTTCGGCATTCTAATTACTTTGACATTATTCCCGGGGCGATATAAGGCAATGCCGCCATTTGCTCCTGGGTCAACTCCTATAACTGCATCAAAATTAAAATCTGTTTCCATTCCAATTCTTTTTTAAATTATTTTTTTCTTGTTCTGTCAAATCCTCACAAAATACATTTGCCGTGACATTTATGGCAAAGGATGTTAATTGTCGCTGCTGCTGTTCTTCGCTGCTGTTGCTCTTGGCTATATAACGCAATATCTCTTTCAGCATTGCATTGTTTTCACGTAAAAGCCTTATTATTTCTTCATCCATTTTGAAATTCGTTAATTTGGTTTTCTATTTGTTCATTTGTCTTTGGCTTAAAATTAGGGCATTTACCCATGTCCCCATAACTAATCATAACAATTACAGGAAACATCAAACCATGTGCGCACTCCCTGCCATATCTGTCTGCAAATGTACAATCTTCGCACCTGTTATTTATGTTATATGCTGCCATTTATAAATATTTATCAAGTTGTATTTCATTTAGTATATACTCGTCAAATGCCTGTAATATTGTGCGCTCCTGCGCAACAATATATGCTTTGTCGTTTACATCCGGGTGCTTCGCTCCGAGATGTCTTATACATTTTCCGACAAAGTCGCCAATTAGTCCGCTATGCACATCTTGCATTAATAAGCGCATAGCCTGCCGCTTGTCGGCTTCGGTTATATCTATGTCGTCAATTATATTAGCCCGGTTTAACTCTCGGTATATAAGGTGATTATTTGGCCATGTCGGTTTTGTTCCTAAATACTTATAATGCAAATATGCCAAATAAACGCTGTGCCTTATATCGGCAGTCGCACTACTCTCTAACTTCTTCGGCTCGGCTGTTATGCCGTTCTGATAGACCTTTGCAATAACTTCATTTTTTAGTCCTAAATATGCTTTTAAAACTCTTGAAAAGTATTCAATACCGAAACGGTTGTAATGTTGCCTTTCCGGGTTTCCGCTGCTGTTTAACGGCAAATAATTATCAAGCTGGCCAACTTGCAACAGCTCAAATGCTAACTTTACTTCTTTCAATGTGAAGCCGTAAAAATATTTTTTTAATGTTTCACATAATTTCATTTTGAGATAATTCCATTCCGTCAAATTAGGCTTAACGAAACCGACATCTATCGCCGTATAATTAAGTATAACGGACATTTCGTCTACATACTTATCGGCTGGTATGTCTTTTATCTTGACCGACATCGAAGCACGCAATACATCATTTTCAGTGTCTGTCAATTTGCCTTGTAAGCCGGATGCTAATTGCTGCCAGGGCTGTATGCTGCTGCCATTTGTTTTAATTAATTCGTGCTCCATAATCAAAAATCATTATGTAAATATCGCATCATATCGTTATATTCTTTATCGCTCATTTGCCCGGTGGTGCGGCTCTGCTTCCACTTAGTATATTCTTCCGGGGTGTTTGAAAATACTACGCCCTGCCATCCGCCGGCAATACTCTTATCTATCAGCTCGCTGGCAAACTCCAATTCATACTGCGACAACTTGTTTAAATTCATTTGTAATGCCGCCAAGGTCTTTTTTTGCCATTTTGGGCTACACGCTAAAATAAAGAATTTTTTTCTAAATTCGGCATCGTCAAACGGAAAAGTAAGGCTTTGCATCTTTTTCGCTACAGTATCGTATGTTTTCCGAGTTACGCCTATCTGCTGCGGTGTTACGCCGTACAATACCATTTTCCCGGCTTCACGAAAAAGGTCGGTTTCGCACGATTTCTCGTGCGGATAATTTATATTATCAGCTATATTATTTTTGTCTATATTATCCCCTATATTATCATTACCTATAATATTAGGGTCAACTTTGTTTACCTCGGTAAGTAAACTTTGTTTACCTCGGTGGTCAACTTTGTTTACCTCGGTAAGTAAACTTTGTTTACCTCGGTGGTCAACTTTGTTTACCTCGGTAAGTAAACTTTGTTTACCTCGGTGGTCAACTTTGTTTACCTCGGTGGTCAACTTTGTTGACTCCGTTAAGCAATCAAAATTAAAACGATAATAGCATTTCTTTCCAAATTTGCCCTCGTTCCAAACTTCTTTCTTTTCTATAATGCCACGTTCAACAAGTCGTGATAATGTCGTCAAAACATTTTGCTTGCTGGTGCGTGTCCAATCCATCATATATTGCGTGCTGCCATAATACCAGCTTTCATGGTCTTGCGAAAAGCCAAATATCAATGATGCAATTATAAGCTCCGACCCTTTTAAGTCCAAGCCCATACAAATTTCTTTAGGTATTATTAAATAGTTCATTTTTGTAATTTTTTAGTAAATGTAAAGCCGTCTATATTATGATTTATTCCTAAATCTTTTCGCCTTATGATAATACCTTTTTTCTCTAAATTTTTCATTTGATGTCTACAAACATCATAGCCCTTAAAAGTATAAGGCAGTTTTTCTACAATGTCCCGGTATGTATATTGATAATATTTTTCGCCTGTCGGTAGTATTATACAATAAGTTTCTTTTGCATAGGCGTATAACACAGCAAGCCAAAAACTTTCACGTAATGTTAATTCATTATCTGTGATGAATTCCGGGTTAATTATTATTGGTTGTTTCATATAAAAAAATAAGCTCGACATGGGGCTACCACACACCCACGCCGAGCAATTTTCTAACGTTAGCAATATTTCAAACGGTGGTAGTCGTTTGTTTTCCACTGCAAATATAATAATATTTTTTTATATCCGAATTATTTTGCTTATTTTTTTGTCGTCAGCATTTTAATTGGCTGCTTCGCTTCATTTATCTTGTTAATATTAGCTTCGCTCTCATTTGGAATGATACTTACAACCGGGTATCGGCTTTTATCTCCGGGCTTTTGGCTCTTGGCAAATTGTACGTTAAGGTCAAATATAATTCCTTTGACAAATCCGTTACTTTCCAAAATTGCATCAAATGTATCTCTTATGTTGGGTATGGTGCTTGCTGTGCCTTTTGTGGCAAACTGCCAAACGCCGGCCACGCCCCGGACGCAAGGTATAATGAAGTTTAGCGTTAAAATGATATTCCAGCCCTCGCCTGTGCGCTGGTATTGGCTGTTAGGGTAACGGCGTTCAATGTCTTTCATTAAATTAGGGTAATCACTAATTTTCAGCTCTTGGTACTCCTTACCGTTCCAACACTTGTAAGTTTCGCCATCACCTGTTGCCAACAAACGCCCCTCATTATCCCGGTACTCGTAACGTTCGCAACATACTTGCTCTGCGCTGTCTGACGGAAATACTATTTGTATCGTCTGCGGCTTCTCGCCATAAGCCGCCGTAAACAGTGCAGCGTACTTGCCTGTCGGTATGAAGTAATCTACGCTACGAGGATAGCCTTTTGCGTCCTTATATCCTATCTTTATGTTACCGACCCGGGGCAAAACCAAATGGTTTCGCTCCGCTGCCGGTCTATTTATTATTCTGCCTTTCATAAATCTAAATCATTATCAAGTAATGCACTTACGTTATTTTTCGCCTTTTTGGCCGTTTCTTTTGCCTTGGTGGCTTTTTCGACCTTTTTCGGTTCAGTTGTCCGCTCCTTTGCTTTCGGCTCGTCAGACGGCTTCATTTTGCTGTCTTTTCGTGCATACATACGAGGAACGCCTTTTTGCGCTTCTGATGTCCTTTGGTTTCTTGTGCCATAATTAATGTTATCCCGATGTGTTATATATTCCAAGTTGGAAATAGCATTATTTGCCTTGTTTTCGTCTTTGTGATTTATCTCCATATTTTCGGGCGGCACGCCTAAAAATGCCAAAGCAACAAGGACGTGAACACGCTTTGTAACTCCGCTTACACAAACGTGATAATATCCTGTTTTTTCTAATTGTGGCTTCAATATATAAGGCTTTTCCCTTGTATGTCCGTACTCATCAATCAAGCTCCTTATTTCTCCATTCTCGCTGGCTTGATACTTACCATCATACCCAGGTATATCTTTCCAAATGCAATCGGTCGTATCGTCTTGCATTTTCTTCTCCATATTCCGCCTTTTTACAAGCTCCGAAAGACTTATTACGCAAATGTTATTTTCTGCGTGATAATCGTCAAAATTTATAACTCCCGAACAAGATATAACAGTATTATCTCTTTTCGCATCCTCTATTTGAGCAAGTTCGATTAAATAAGGTAATTTAGCCGCATTCTTGCTATTGGTTTGGTCTTTGAAATTATACGTGGGTGTATCTCCATTCCATAATTTTGGACTCCAATTAAATACACGCTCAACAGGGTATTGCTCAAAATTCATGTTCCACATTTTCATGTATGCATGGAGTTGTATTTCGTGTTCCTCGAAAAAGCCTTTGCGTCCCGATTTGAAGTCGATTATTGCTCTTATTCGGCGTTGCCGCTTGCTTTCCTTTGGTTGCCCTGCCTTTACGCCTGTTTTATAAACATCACCGAAAAAGCCCTTTTCCTCAACGGTTATTTCGGCTACGAGGTCGATTGCCCCTGCATATCCATCTTCGGGGTTTGTCAACACCAACTCGATTGCTAACGGCTTTAAATCTACATCGTGTGCAAATTGTGCAAATGCCAATATATCTCTTTTTATATCGTCAGAATAATCTATAAAATCAATGGGCAATTTCTCGCTCTCAATATATGATTTCAATTTATCTCTTATCTCATTTAGGTCAAAAGTTCGTTCTATTAAATACCTTGCTATCTGTGAATGCAAGAACGTTCCATACGCCGCACGCTCGGCTGCGTAACGTCTGCTTTCGTCATACCCCATATCTGCTATCCATTTAACAAGCTGCGGCGATGTCGGCAGTGTCTGTTTAATCAGCGTTGTAACGCTTACATAGAATTGCGGCTCTCCATTTTCGTCAAATGTGTAATAATAGCGGTGGCCGCTGCTGTCTAATCTGTAAACCGGCTCGGGCTGCTCCTGTAATGCGTCAGCGTCAAAAAATTCTGCCTTAATTTCTTCGGATGTCATGCCCGGTGCAATTTCAAATGCCGGCTTCGTTGTTAATTCTTCCTGTGTGATTTGTTCTTGATTTTCCATAATTCTCTCGGTTTATTTGTGGTTAAAAAATGGTTTTACGGTCAAACAGGGTATTGCGATAAACGCTAAACCCGGGTTTGCGATACTGTTAATTAGTAATATAATGCCAAAGGCTCTCATAACGGCTGCAAAGCCCTTTTCGCTGCCTAATAATTGTGATATTCTTTTCATGTTACTTGTTACTTAGTCCAAACAAAAAATCGGCTGATACGCCTGTTTCTTTACATATTGTTACAACCCATTCGGGGTTTACTTTTTTCGTCACGCCGCTGGCAAGGTTTGTCATGTTTACCGTCTGCGCTTCCGGCCTGCTGTTTGGCCATATTTTCTTTGCCAAATCTTTTTTGTAAATCTTTTTTCCCCGGCTCTCGGCGAGGGCGATTGCTTCGTTAATTTTCAGTTCCATTGTTTTGTTGTTTTATGCCAGGGCTTGCGCCCCGGCTGGTTATTATTTATCAATTTCTATCTGTATGCAAAATGCAGCCTTTGAACATACTCGGCCGTCATTATACTCTCTGTGTACATCAATGCAGTATAATATATTTGAATAAACCTTCATATACTTTTTTATCATTGCTATAAGTTCGTCAAGAACTGCGCCTGTCATGAAGTCCCGGTCTATACTTACAACTTTCAATATATGCCATTTGCCGGCTGTTACTTTCAAAACTCTATATGACGGCTTATCTCTATATTTAAAGATGCTGGTTATATCATCTATTTTTTTATGAATGTTATGAGTAATCTTTTCTAAATTTGTGTGATTAATCGTTTTCATATTTATTATTTTTTATGTTCCCGGGTAACCGCCCGGTCGGCTGTTGTTCTTAATTATGCTGCAAAGATAAAAAATATTTTTTAAAGCACAAAATTTTACTTTAAATAATTTGATATAAAATAAAAATGCCATGCACCCGAAATAGCGTGTAACGGTGCATGGCTGCGCAGTAACCGAGAGTGTTTGGTTTATTGCGCTACAAAGGTACTTATTTTCTTGTAAATACCAAATCTTTTAGTGTTTATTTAATCATGTATGCCCAAATCCATATCGCCCCATTGGTCGAAATCTGCTGTGTCATAGTCGCCAAAACTCTGCGGCGGATACTCAATCCAATTTTCCCGGCGAATATTGTTTAATGCAACCCGGCGAGGGTCATATCCGGGTTTGCTGCGTTCTCTTTTTTTTGCCGCACAACTCTTTGAACAACACTTGCCCCATCCTCTTTTCAAATCTCTTGTGTCGGCCATATATATTCGGCCACAAATATCACATTTACGTTCTATCTTTGCCATATCAACATTTTTGAAAACAGATAA